GATGAAGATAGACAAAAATAATTTAGAATATTCTAACGAACATCCTAAAACTAAAAAATTATCTAAAGACCAATCTATAAAATTAGCAAAGTATAAAGGTAACGGTAAAGTAGGTGATAAGTTTATGAAAATTTATAATAATTATATTAATGATATGGACTTTTCACCAGTAGCAGCTTTTGAAGCTGCAGAAAGAGATTTATATATATTAGATTATTTTAAAAAATAAATGGAATCAGTAAAGATTAAGAAAAGAGCTAGGACTATTCCATTTGGCTTTAAACAGTCACAGGATCCAAATTATATAGAACCTGTGAAAGAAGAATTAGATGCTCTTAGACAAGCAAAAGAATATTCAAAGACTTGTTCACTAAGAGAGACTGCACAATGGCTACATAGAAAA